TTGTTCTTCAATTAAAGCCATGATTAATGGTTTGTTTGCTCTAATTTCTCTTGAATCTAAATCTTCAACTTTGAAGAATTCAATTAATGCTTTTCTTGTTGCTTCTTTTTTATCTGCTACTTCTGCGAAGTTAGTAGCATCCATTGTGAAATTCGATTTAATTAATGCTTTTATTTCTTTAGTTGTCATCATCTATCTCACCTCTATTATGATAAACCGTGTACGCCATCTGTTGTTGTTAATGCAGCATGTGCACTAACTAATGAAGCAACTGAACGTCCGATGTATGTAAATCTTTTAGCTGCTGTACCGTCAGGTAAAGTGCTATCTTCAACGATAAATAATGTATCTACATCTGCTGCGTCTTGCAACGTTAATAGACCTGCAACAACTTTCGCATGAGTTGGTGCTGATGTTGAATCTTCGTCATAGTTATTTGTAGTAAATACATCTCCCACATATAGACCAATTCCTCTTGGATAAATTTCTCCATCCGCGTCTGCTTCAACGGCAAAGTATTTAAGCCCGTCAATGAAAGTGTTTAATTCCTCTGTGTAAGCTAAGAATGGTTGCGCATGAGTTGCAGCTACAAACCCTTCTAATGTTAAGTCATTTTTAAGTCCTAAGATATAGCCATTTTCTAAAAACTCGACTCCACTAACTGTTTTAAGAATTCCTGTAGCGCTTGCACTTAATTCTATTTGTGCAATGATATGCCCAGCAACTTCTCCAGTCGAGCGGTTAATCTCAACAACTTTAAATGTTGGTAAATAATTTAAAATACCCATTTATGTCACCTCTAATTTTTTTATTTATAAGTCTGAACTAATCTAGCAACCATTTCTTCTTCAGTTTCTTCTCTAGATTCTTTTCCAGTCTTATAAATTAATGTTTGATTTGTTTTTTTAGTTCCACGATTAGATTTCATCATTGTCGTGAACTCTTTTGAAAGTTTTCTATCTAGTTCTTCCAAACTATAAGAGTCTAAATTCCCCATAAGGTCTTCAATAAACTCTTTTGTTAAATCCTCTCTAAAAGATTCAACTAACTCTTCTTTGTCTTTCTTTCTGTAGCTTTCAAGTTCTTCTCTTTCACTATCAGTAAGTGTGGCAACGTTAAGTTCTTCTTGCTCTTCTTGCTCATTTTCTTGTGCTTCTGTTGTTTCTTCTTGTTGTTCAAAATTCTCATCCTCTTTTGTACCCGGAGTTTTTTCATGCTCTTCTTGTTCTTCTGTCGACTCTTCTTCAATAAAAACATTATTTATTTCGTCTTCAGTTAGGAATCTTGGTTTAACTGCTTGCGGTTCCCCGAAAGTAATTCCTTCTTCCCCTTTTGAAAACTCAACTCTGTAATATTGTAATTGTGAAGTATAGTCTACATAGACAAGAACATTTTCAGATGTAGATAGTTGAACTATATAAGAATAGTCCCCGAATTCCTGTCTAACTGCGTTTGCGATTTCTTCTTCTTGTTCTTGATTTGTAATTTTCATAAACGCTTCAGTTAGTTTAATTTCTTTTGTAAAATCTTTTTCTATTTCAACTGCCTCTGTAATAACTTCTTCTTCTTCCTCTACAGTTTTAGTTTCAACTTTAGATTCAACAAAATCGGCTTCTACTTCTGGTTTTAAAGTTTCTTCTTCCACTACTAATTCTTCTGAATTAACAGTTTGTACTTTTGCCATCTTTTCACCTCGTTGATTTTTGCGGTAAAACTCTTTCAGCTGGTCTTTAAATCCTTCAAATATAATCATAAATTCTGAGTTACTATTGAAAAACTCTGAACCTTCGAAAGCTGGCTTTTCGTTATCTCCTAAAACACTTAATCCTAATAATGAACCTTCAGTAAACTCGATATTCTTAATTTTACCTTTTGGGTCCTTGTTCATTTTGTACTTTGTGTTTTTTGGGTTCAACTCAAGCGAGTGTTGTTTCCCCACAATTTTTTTTGCAATTTCTCCTGTTTCGTCTCCTCGTCCCGTGTAAAGAATAATGTCGCAAATCGCATATTCTTTTCCGTTTTCCTCAATGTATTCCATATCAGGGTCTTCTGGAACTACCCCATATATATATTGAACACTTTGATTATGCCCTTTGAAATCTTCTTCCTCTTCGTCATAGAAGCCTACTACGGGTACGTAAGGCAAGCTTTTTAACAATTTGTTAGAGAACTTCTTAGTAAATAATCTTCTGTCGCCAGTTAAACCAACGTAGAAAATTTTTAGTTTAGCATATGAATAAAGAGGATTGTCGCTCTTTCGATAATCGAACAATCTAACAGGAATACTAAAATTAATATTATCCATTTAGTCACCCCACTATTTATTCTTCACTCTCTCCATCAGATTCTTTGTCTACCTTAGTATCTTTTTCATCTTCTGGGTTCTCTTCCTCAGAGTCTTTAGTTTCCCCTGACTGTGTATGAGAACTCGCTAGTGGTTTTAATATTTTATCTAATTTTAAGAAATCTTCTAGCGTCGCTTTATGCATGATGTCACGTTGCTTTGTTCCAGAAGCAACAATAGCCTCAAGTCTACCAATACCATATTCGGCATTTCCCCTATACATTTCCATTTTTTCTTTTTCATCAAAATGGGTTATAGGTAGCATATTAAGCTGTGCTTGATATCCTTTAAAATTATATAAATTGTTAATTGCTACATTATAAAACGACATTATCTTTTCAATTATAGACCAGATTGCGGCTTTATCTCTAGTTAATGAAAGCTTAAGAGATTCAGGCGTAACTCCGATAAATAATGAAGGATTTAACCCTGAAGTTCTAAAAATAGCTTCATGTCCTTTGTCAAGTGATTGACTCTGAACTGATGATTCCGCTTGTAAAGGATGAATTAATGTCTCACCAAAAGTTGTCAATAATTTAGTTCTCTTATCTTTAGCAATAGATTTTGCCATACCTTCGTGTAATTCTTTTACCTCAGGCACTTCGAATAATAATTGATTTTGGTAAGATGGAATCTTGTGAGTAATAATTCTATCCAGTTGTGATGAACTTCTTTCGACTTCATTTGCTCTATACTTCGTATAATCAAATAAACTTTTTAACACTCTAAGTCTGTTTGGAAAACGAAACTCGTTCAAATTTATGTAAGTCGAGTATCTTCCGTCTAAGATTACTTTTTTATCTCCACGACCAGTTTTTCATTCAAGGTATAGAGAAGTAATTTCTTTAGGGAAGTATAATAACACTTCTACTAACTCGTCTGCTGTAAAGCCTAAGTCATCGAAGTATTGTAAATCAAATTGATATAGCCCAGTCCCATATTGACTCATAGAAACCGGTTTGCAATAATACGAATTCAACATTATAGTTGAAATCGTCTTAGAAGATGTATTTTTACTTGTATACAAATAAACTGAACCCTCTAAATATATATTTGAAATTAATTCTGGTAGAATTGTTTCTAAAGACATACCATCAATAATTTCAGTCATAAGATTATACATTTCACCATAGTCGCCTTCGCTAGCTTTTTCCTTAACTTTTACTGGGAAATAGTAGTATCTTCATAAAAACATTTTTGAAAAATAATCCATAATAATTGTATAGTTTGGGTCAGTTGCATACCCATACTCAGAAATCTTTTTAATATTCTCAGTATTAAGACTACTTAAACCTACTGAATTAAGTATTGTATCTAAATATTCCTCTGTATAAATACCAGAACCACCAAACGATGTTGATTTATTAAATATTCTTCTTAATTCTATATCACTACCGCTATAAATTTGTTTTATTGCTTTGCGGCGGTCAGCGGCTTTTAAAACATCTTTTCCTTTTGTTTCTTGTTCCATATAATCGCCCCTAGTCTACAAAGACATACTCGCCAGGATTACTTTTACGTCGTCTATTTTTACTATAATGCTCAATTTCAATATAAGTATTTACAGCATAGACAGCATATTCAGTAGCTGAGAAAAAGTCTTTTTGTATTTTATTGCTACGTCTACGAATTTTCATCGCTCTATTAACATTATCACTTGTATCAGTAACCTCAAGATTTTTAAGTTCATTTTCCATTCGGTCCATAAACATATAAGGTCTCATTCTTTTTTCTTTTAGTGTATTGCTTGAGCGCTGAAAACCTTTTAATTCACCAAAGCGTCTAACAGCCTCACTTGATTTAATTAAAAATCTAATAGCCCCATTACTAACTCTACTAAAGAATAATTGGTGAATTTGATTTCCTTTTTCACCAGTTGCTTTAACTTCATAGCAAACTGTTCTATTATCAGCATATTTAAACACATCTTTTTCTGCACTTGTTGGTGGGTTAATAATTCCTAATCCTTCTAATGGCATGCCATCTATATCGCGACTTTCTTTATTAATCCAGTCACGAATTGCAGCACCAATACCATTTGCATCGTAAACAAGCAATCTTGCTTGAAAATCATATACAGTTTTCTTTAATATATTAGAAATTTTCTCATAGTCAGTAGTATCGATAGTAAATAAATTCACCACTGTATAAGTAAAGAAGAATTCTTTAGGAAGAACTTTTGTTACAACAACGGCAGTTCTTGCCGTACCGTCTTTCGCCATATCGGCTGATACAACATAGAAATGTGGATTGCTTTTATGCATAGGTTCTCTGTATTTTGTTTCTGCTCTTACAACTTTTCTTAAACTTGAAATTTTATTTGATGTGAATAATGCACCTACTGGAGCACCACTTCAAATACTCATAAACTCTCTATCAAAAGAATCTCTATCATAAGATGTAGAAGATATTAACTCTCTAATTGTTTCTTCTTGTAATAGCCCATGTTCTACGGGAATTTTATAAGTACCACCCATAACAGCATATCTTGATGGGTCAATAACTGAATAACATAAAGTTTCAATTTGTTTTCTATATGCAAACCCGCCTTGATAACCAGCGGTTGTTACAAAAATCTTACTTGAATGAGGCTCCTTTGGATTAACATTACCAAATATATCTTCACGAGGTTTATTTAACAGTGGAATTGCTTGTTCATTTATAAACTTTTCATCTAACTGTATTACTTCCTCAAATATACCTGAATTACGTCTAAACCCACGAATAGTCCCACCTACAACATCAAAGCTTCCTCCGTGTGAAAAGCGGAATTCCGCATAATCAGTCCCACGAACAAACGCATTTCTTAGCTGTCCAGCAACTCTCATTTTTTGCATCTCATTTTGTAATAAAGGAAATCTTATCCATAAGTCATCTACAATTTTTTCTTGCGCAATTGATGCAGCTTGTCCTTTCGTACCAGCTGTAACAAAACTTTTATGTCTAGGCACTAACATTGTTGTTATATACCTGCTATAAAAAGCCAGAAATGATTTTGAAAATCCACGTGTAAATGTGAAAAATGACTGTCTGCTTCTAGACATTGCTCTCAATACCATTCTTTGTGAGAAAAACATTGAGAAGTTTGATTTTTTTGGTGTCATTATATCTGCTAAAATATCAGGATATACCAGTAAGGTATTTACTGCTTCCCCATATTTATCTAAATCTTTTAATATTTTTTCTTTTTTTACTACATTAGGAGTTTGTTGAGTGATTTTATTGAGAAATTCCATATAGTCTTCAATCGCTTTTTCTGGCTTAGAAGTGTTGTTCTTGTTCATCGTCATCCTCTATAAATACGTCTTCGTTTAACTCATCACTCTCTAATTCTTCGTCAAACTCTTTATTGTGCTTATCTATTGCTTCACTATATAGTTCCTCTAAAGGAACAGCCTCATAACTAGAAGCATCTTTATCAATAGCATTTTTAGTTTTTAAAGAAGTGTTTATTGTTTCAAAAACATCTGACAATCCTGTTGAGTCCATTACTAATCTTCTTATAAATTGTTGTTGATCTTTTAGTGACTTATCAACAATATCTCTACTAACATCATCATAATAATTGAATTTAAAACCACTTTCTTCTATAAATTGAACAAATTCTGCAATATTTGAAATAACATCTTGACTTGAAGCAGTAATTAAATCATCAATCTTAGCTGTTTTAATAAAGTTTTGATACGCTTTACTAAAATCATTTATTTCCTTTGCAACTCCATTAATAATCGCTCTATCTAATGAAACACTTAGTTTACATGCCTTTTTGATTGCATCAACTTGCATAGGATTACTAACATTATTAGCTTCCAATGTTTTTACAAATAAATTTTCTAAAGAAATAAGTTCCTCAAAAACATAGTTAGAACCCCATTTAATATGGTTCCTTAATATGAAGCCCTCTTTAATTGGCTTGATAGCCGATATTAGCTCCGCATGAGTTTGAATTAGCTCTCACTCTTTATTAACAATTTCTCAAGCATCTAATGTGCTTGTTTCGTAATTCCCATCTTCATGCACAAAAACTGCATATTCCTTAAAAACATTATCTTTATATTCTGCTGCCATTCGCATTCAAAGCTCTGGCTCAAAAGGTATATTGTATGTTCTACAGAAAAAATCCCCATGCTCAGCATTATTAAAATCTAATTCTCTACTAATGCAACTTCCGCATGTAGAATTGATTAAGGGATTGTTCGAAGGGAGCATTTCGTTGTATTGTCCACATTTCGGACATTTCTTAGTTTCTAGTTCCATAATCTACGAACCTCCTTTTCACTTTTACATATAAAGTATACTACGGATTAGATTAGATTACAAATTTACGATACAATTATACGACTTTAAGTCAAAAACAAATAACTAAACTTGCAATATACTCTAAATCATGCTATAATAAATTATATTAAAGCAAGGTTATAAATAAAAGGAGGTACAAATGTTAAAAAACATTAAAACTAAAAATGAAAAGATTTTAAAAGAGTATTTTGATGAAGCATTAGACGGAAAAGCAAGGGTTGAAGTCGACTGAGGATTTCCAATAAGCACTGTTGAGATTTTTATAGGAACTGAAAGTACTGAACTAACTACTAAAATCACTTTTGATATGCTTGAGGACAGATACAAAATAAGAATCCTAAGTTCTAGAACAAACAAAATCCCTGTTCAAGAGGGAGACGAACAACTATTTGAAAAAGTGCCAGATTGGGGTGAAATTGATAGTGAAACAATAAACTATTTTAAAGACACCATAATAAACATCTCAGAGCAATTTTTTACTACTAGAGAGCAACCTAAAGCTGAAGAGCCTAAAGCTGAAAAGAATAAAGCTCCAAAGCCTAAGTCAACCAAAAAAGTAGAAGAATAAAATGTTCGGCTATATATTAGCTGGAATACTATTTTTAGTTGTTGTATTTCTAGCTTTAAAGAAATCAAAAGTAAAAGTAGAAACTCGGCTTATAGTAAAAGACCCAACTGCTGAAGAGCGACATATCCTAGAAATGGAGATTGCAGGTCGTAGAACTGAAGCGGAGAAAGAATTATCAAAAGAATATAAACTTTCTCTTAATAAAATACTTCTTGAAGTGGAAGAAAAAGAAAAGGAATTTAACTCTCGTATTGAAAATAAAAAACAAAAAATCTTGCTTGATTGAGAGAGTGAATTTGCCGTAAGAGAAGAAAAACATTTGCAAGAAATAAGAGAAATCGAAGAAGGTTTCCAAGCAGACAGAGTACAGTTTTTAAAAGATTGAAAAGATATCGCAGAAAAAGTCGATTCGATTCAACAGAAGGAATCTGCCGCAATACAGGCTGCTAAACGTCGAGAGAAATTAAAAGATAAAGATAATTTTTATAAAATTACGCTAACAAATCTGGAGAAAATGGAACTAAAAGAGTTAGAGGTCGCAATTAGTAAATTGACAAACGAATTGCCTTTTAGAAAGGCTGTTTATGATGTTTATTATAAAAATAAGGTGATTGATTTAATTAAACGTTTAGAGGTAGACGGAGTTACAGGAATATACAAAATAACAAATATAGTTAACGAAAAAGTTTATGTTGGACAGAGTGTCAATATAGGTAATCGTTGAAAACAACATGCTAAAAGAGGTTGTGGTGCAGATAGTCCAACTGGAAGTAAATTATATCCAGCCTTATTAGAATTCGGTATATCAAACTTCACATTTGAAGTTGTACAACCTGTTGATGATAAAACTAAACTAAGTGAATTAGAACAATATTGGCAAGATTTTTATGAAGCTAAGAGTTTTGGATACTCAACTAGATAGGAGGGAATATGAAATTCATAAGTCAACATTATATAACTGGTCGTGGAATAGTATTAGCCTACAAATATAACAAAGATGATAGAAGATTAGAGATAGGAGATATATTAACTCATTGCGAAAAAAAATATGAAATAAGAAGTATAGAACAATTCTGGAAACTATGTGATCCACCAATCTTAAGCAGTGATGTGGGATTCTTAGTTCGAGAATTAAAATAAACTAACGGTGGTGTATACAAATGAAATATATAACAATAGTCGGGACTAGAAACATAACAAAAGAAGAATTCGTTACACTTAGAGATGTGGCAACGAAATTATGTTATCACGGCTATATTCTTAGAAGCGGAGCTGCAGATGGAGCTGATTCAACAATAAACCACTTACATGATGTAGAAATTATATTACCATGGAATGGGTTTAATAGATATCATCACGATGATAAAAGAATTTTCGCTCTAGAGTTTTTACCAAATACAGATTTAGCTGAAAAAAAGGTTAGACAGATTCATCCTAAACCAGAAGCTCTAACAAACGCTTCTTTAAAATTGCATACAAGAAACATATATCAAGTCATTGGACCTCTTGGTATTAATGGTGTTAAATCTGATATTGTTGTTTTCTGTGCAGATGAGGATAGACAAGGAGAACCTATTGGTGGAACTAGAACTGCTGTAATGTATGCTAAGGAGTTGTGTATTCCAATATTTAATATTCGTAATCAAGGTTTTGATGCATCCAACCTTGTAGGCCGTATCTTGGGCCGCATACAGTCTAATAAGGAAATGGAACTTTAAAGGCTGGGTCTATAAAATTTAACCTTATATGGAGATATTGCCATCTATAAAACATGGCTCAAAAGAGCCAACAGAAGAAAAATAAATAATATTGATGTACCAAATATGCTTACTTGGAGGAATAATATTATGTGAGAGGAAATCGACAACTTGTATTTTAATGAAGTTGATGACTTGTACTGCAGCATTTGCGGCGGGATACCGGACGTTAGAGAGAGATGGATAATTACCAGCGACTTAAAAGAAAAATATGGAGAAGCTGTTTGTAGCGTGTGCGGTGAAGAGTTTTATGTTCGAATTTATGAAGGAAAAACAAATTTAATAAGAAGACAACATGAATAAAAGTAGCCGATATGAATAAAAGTAGCCGATATGAATAAAAATAAAGCCAACATGAATAAAAAAGTAGCCGATATGAATAAAAAAGGGGTCGATATAAGTGATAAGTGCTGAAGAACTGAAAAAAATTACAGATTTACAAAGAAGAAGAGGTATGAATTCGAATAGTTATAAAAATTGGGTTGAAAAAAATAATTTAATTTTTAGAGAAATTGAGGCTGATATACTTTCTGTAGCTGATAGTGGATATTATACTTATTTTTTCAAATGTAAGAGTGATTTAAAAGCTTGGATATATTTTTTTAAAGACCGGGGATATGTTGTTAGTTTTGATGAAAAGGATACCATTAAAATTATGTGGGATAGAGTCGTGTTGCTGAAGTAGATTGGTTGGTTGGTTTGTTGAATTGGATTGCTGGTGTGTTGGTGTGTTGGTGTGTTGAGTTGGTTGACTTTGTTTTTTGATTCATATGTCGACTGGGTGACTGCAAGGTGTTAATTTTTAAAAAAAAGTTTTTTTTCTTTTTACTACCCCCCCCACATGCCAACATGCAAGGACTACACCACGCCCCGTAACGTACATAAACGCAAATAAAAAAGCCCTTTTTCAAGGGCTATTTTTTTATGCTAATTTCATTTTAGATAGTTCTTTTAACTCTAACTTTGCTATCACGGCTTGTGCATATGTTCTACCGCCTCGCTTACCTTTTATTAAATATTCTTTACATTCTCTAACGATTGACCTTGGCACAAAAGATAATCTAACTCTATCAGTCAATGTATCTATCATATAGTGCCCTTTGTCTTCGATGTCGTTTGATGGTCTATTGTTAGAATAACACAATTTTACTTCATTTTTTCTAACGGTATCTAAATCATTTTTACCGTTCAATGATACTGAATAGTGGTCTTTTCTTTGTAGTAAATATCCTGCTACTATTTCCGCTAAATCCCCTGCATTGTGCGGTGTTGTTGTGTTTGCTCTTGTTTGCATAACTAAATCTTGTGGTAGTTCGTTAAGTAGTAAAATACAAGTTTTTACTGTTGATTTGTTATGTCCTTTGAGATAAGTTAGTGCGTGATAGTTCTCTTCTAGCATTTCGATTACTTTTCTTTTTTCCATTTTATTTAAAGCCCTTTCCGCCCTTTACTAGGACTTGCAAGCGTTTATGTCGCCTACCCTTTATACAACCATTATACTACATACAAAATCAAAGTCAATAGATATGAGAAAATATATAACACTTTAGAGTGGTAAAGTGCTTCATCTATATAAGTATGTATGCGAACTATCTTTGTAGCGGAGAGTGTTTGTGTAAGCGCTTACATCACACATCTATATGTAAGCGCTTACATCACACATCTATATGTAAGCGCTTACATCACACATCTATATGTAAGCGCTTACATACGCATATGAAGCAAGCTACCATACACGCATATGAAGCAAGCCACCATACACGCATATGAAGCAACGTATATACTCTCAATGTAAACGCTTTCATAGTCTTGACATATAAAGGTATATATGGTATAATTAAGTATATAAAAAGAAAGGGTGTTAAATATGAGTAAGTTTAGAATTGATGTGAAAGTATCTACTGTTGCAACAAATCAGTTCAATCAAGATAGTGATATTAGTATCACGTTTTATGAAGAGGTAAAAGCCGTAACAAAAGAAGAAGCAATTTTAAAAACAAAAGAAAAATTTAAAGAAGACAATATCATAGGCTTCTTGGTATACTAAGACCGTAATGGTCTTTTTGAGGGTAGTGTCGCGGATAGTCCGCGACATAGGAGGTTCTAAATATAAACGTTTTCATGGGGCT